GCAACAACCCAAATGCCTGCCACTTGAGCAAAGTCTGGAACTACATTGTGCGGCCGACAAGGCTTCAGTAGCCTATCGTCAATACCTCCGTGAACATGCGATTCGCTTTGGCACGAACTAGTAGCCAGTGATGCTAAAATAATAGAATTACAACTAGAAAAACGCAGACTAATAAATATTTGAATAGTCGTAATCCCTTCAAAGCGAAGGAATCCAAGACTCGGGGGCAGTGCCCGAATGGTCCACCAAAAGCACATACATCGCTTCTCACCCGAAATAGTGCGATGTTACAGATGATAGTGGTGAAGTAATATCTGCTTATGTGTGCTTTTGATGGGCCATACACAGGATCGATTGGGTTAGATAGTAGAGGCGGCGACTCGACAGGCGAAGAACGTAATTCTAGCAAACCAAATAGACGCAAACGACGACTATTTTATTCAGGACCTCAAGCTAGCCGCTTGAGCCTGACGGGGCAGGAAAAGGCCTTGTAACCAAACAAACCAGGGGCTTCGGCCCCTTTCTCTTAGCAGTTATTGGCATTACCCAGTTTATTACCAATAACTTATTTGTTTACTCAAATTGTTTGATTTTAAATGAAATACTGTGTACAATGTACAGGTAGTAATTATACTTGAAAGGAATTAAATGAAGAAACTTATTGCAGTTTTTGCTCTAGCAGCATCTACCACAGCCGGTGCCTCAGGATGGGCCAGTTATGATGTAGATGCAGTTGAAGGTCGTGGAAAAGCCAAAGACAGCACTGCTCAGTATCTACGAGTTGGCAAAAGTTTTGGTGATGTAAATTTGATGTTACAAGCTCGTACGGCAAGGTTTGATGGCGGTGGTTTGGTTGCCAGTGGAGAAACCACAGTAAGTACCAGGAAAGTCAGTTTAGGTCCTGTAACTCCATTTGTGGGTGTTGGATACGACAATGGCTTCAATGGCGGACCAGATTTCTACTATGGTTTGATTGGTGCCACAATTGGTCAAAAACTAGGTCCTGGTTTTGCCATGGCTGGTGTTAAGACTCGTGTTGGTAGTACACAAGACCACATGACTCACCAAACTGTGTCTTTTGCTAGCTACAATATGCCTGTTACCAAGAGCCTAGGCGTAAATTTTAATGTCAGCCGCAGCGGTCAAGACATTAAAGAAAACGCAGTTGGTATGGGTGTATCTGTTAGGTTCTAATCTACTTTGATTGAAAAAAACCTAGGTTCATACCTAGGTTTCATGTTGCTAAATAAGGTACAATATATGCTAGAAACCTGCTACAAAGTTTCGCTTTTTTTATGAACGAACACATAAAACTGCTTGCTCAACAAGCTCAACTATGCTATAATTATTTGGGTTTGGAATCAGATAGGTTTAATGAATACAACACTAGACTGGAGTGACACTGATTGATCAGTGCAGAGTGTCTTACACTTGATCAGAGATTGATGTTTTTTATTAACCATTCTGTGTGCTTTTGTTCTTGACGACATTGTGTTCAATAAACATTTTACTAAGAAAATTCACCGACAACTGGAAACTGAATGATTGAAGAAGATAAATTAATTTATTCGGCCTGGAGAGACAGTGAATCCTATTCAGTGCCCATGACTGAAGAGGGACGAAAATTGGCTGATCAAAGATTTCGTGGTTTTCGTTTGGGATGGGTCTATGCCAAATTTCACAGTGAAACTGGTGATGTTTATCGTAAAGCCTATCTTGAATATGGACCAAGAACAGAGGATGATCTAGAGGACACCTTGGGATACAAAAATTAATGAGAATTGCTATTATTGGAGCAGGTATAGTAGGAATTACTTCTGCTTACTACTTAACAAAAGCTGGTTATAAAGTAACTCTATTTGACAGCGAATCTGGACCTGCTCAACAGAGCAGCCATGCTAATGGCGGACAGATCAGTGTTAGCAATAGTGAAGTCTGGAATACTTGGCATAATATATACAAGGGTATAAAATGGTTGGCTAAAAAAGATGCACCTCTTTTGATCCGACCCAGTTTAGATTGGGATAAGACACTTTGGCTTCTTAAATTCTTATACTATACAGCTACTAATACCTATGAAAGAAATAGTATTGCCACTATTAAACTGGGTTTACAGGCCCGTAAACTTTATGAAAAAATTATTGTAGAAGAACAGTTAAAATTTGATCAACGATATGAAGGCATACTGCACATTTATAGAAACAAAAATTGGTTTAAACAAGCCAAACAAAGGCAACAGTTATATGTCTGGAACGATTGTGATCATGCGATCTTGACAAATAAAGACGATATTCTTAAAATAGAACCCAATCTGTTTAAAATTCAAGATATAGTTGGTGCTTCTTATACAAAATCTGATTGGACCGGAGATATCTATCAATTCTGTAATAATTTATTTAATGTATTAACAACAAAATATTCTGTTGAATATGAATTCAATAGAAAAATAAGATTTATGTATGAGTTAAGTACTTATGATAAAATAGTTGTGGCCAACGGATCTCAAGCTAGACATTTGAGTAGACAAATTGGTGATTGTCATCCCGTGTATCCTGTGAAAGGATACAGTATCACTATTCCTGCACAAGGCATAAAAAATGATGATGCTATGCCCACAGTGAGTATTTTAGATGATGAAAATAAAATAGTATGCAGTAAACTTGGTACTAGATTGAGAGTGGCAGGAACCGCAGAAATCACTGGTGATGATACAACGATAAGATCAGAAAGAATAGAACCTCTTGTGAGATGGGTAAATAAAAATTTTCCTGATATTAATACTGAACGATATGATAGTTGGGCTTGTTTAAGACCTATGACTCCAAATATGTTACCCATAGTTAAACAAAGTAAATTCAATGCTAAAGTATTTTATAATATTGGTCATGGACATTTAGGTTGGACATTGAGTACAGCCACAGCAAAAAAATTAACTGATATGATATCAAGCTGCTAAAGACGGAGACGCCGTGATATAAATAATTACCACTATGACAAATGAAAATGACTTACACCAAATAATCTGCGATGCCATGTTTCGAGTTTTGGAATTGTGCCATCAGCAAGGAGTGACCACCACATGGCGAGACATATTTATATTTTTGCGTTTTCCTGAATCGTCATGGAGCAGTGAAGTGGATCTTGACGAAAAAATCATAGTCAACAGTCTGGCCGATCTTGAAATTGCTCGAGCCATGATTTCAAGTTATTTTGCCACCAAACACTGAGTAAAGAATAAACAAAGAATGTGTAGTACTATTTTTAAAAACAAGGTAAACCAATGATTAATTCACTTTTGAAATCAGATGTTTTGTATCGTAAAATATATGATGGACAAATTAGTCTGAAAGAATTTGAAACTTGGTTAAAACAAAAACTGCAACAGGCATATGATCAAGGTGTGCGTGATGCAGATGCACCTCCTAGTTACGATGATATTTCTAAAAGTGCGTATGATTGATGGTACAGTTAAAAATACAATTTACACAAAATCCAAATCAATTTGAAATTTGGCCTTTAGATAAATGGAGTCGAGACAATTTGACTAGAATCATGGCAGAAAATAAAATTGCTTATACATTTGAGCCTACCACCATGGGCACTGTATGCCTGAGATTCAAAACTCAAAAAGATTTCGATTCAGCACTACAACTGGCAAAATTCACTATAATTGAAGACAAATATGGACGAAATTGAATTTATTATGTTCATTAAATGCCAATATTTAATTAAAATTTCTATTTTATAACATAAACTCATGAGAATCGAAGAAGATATAAAACTTGATTTTTGTGATGTGCTGATATGTCCCAAGCGCAGCACATTAGCAAGCCGTCGAGAAGTAGATCTTAAACGGACTTTTAAATTTAAACACAGTAAAATAGAATGGACAGGAGTGCCCATCATGGCCTCCAATATGGATGGCGTAGGAACAATTGAGATGGCCAATGCCCTAAGCAAACTGGGTTTATTTGTTTGCTTGGTTAAAAGTCTTAATAAAAATGTAGAAAATTTCAGACATTTTGTTGTGAATTCACAAAATTATGCTGTCAGTACAGGTACTGGCAATGATGATTTTGATAATCTTAATGTTATAGTAACAGGCATAGGTAGTCAGTTTATTTGCATAGATGTGGCTAATGGTTATAGTGAGCATTTTGCTGACTATGTAGAAAAAATAAGAAGACGCTGGCCCACTAAAACTATTATAGCAGGCAATGTAGTCACCGGTGACATGACACAGGAGTTGATATTACGTGGAGCTGACATCGTCAAAGTGGGCATTGGTCCCGGCAGTGTTTGTACCACTAGAGTTCAAACTGGTGTTGGATATCCTCAACTATCAGCAATAATAGAGTGTGCCGATGCTGCCCATGGCTTGGGTGGTCATATCATTGCTGACGGTGGGTGTTCTTGTCCTGGAGACGTTGCAAAAGCCTTTGGGGCAGGTGCAGACTTCGTAATGTTGGGCGGAATGTTAGCCGGACATGACGAGGGCGGAGGCGATGTAATTCATAAAAGTTTTCTTTCAAATGAATTAAACAACGAAACTGGTACACAATATGTAATTACTAAAGACTTTATTACGTTTTACGGTATGAGTTCTGATACCGCTATGGAAAAACATCATGGCGGTATGGCTGGTTATCGTAGCAGTGAAGGCAGAACAGTTGAAGTATTATATAAGGGCAAGGTGGAACAAACTATACGAAACATTCTAGGTGGTTTACGCAGTACCTGCACTTACGTTGGTGCATCTACACTAAAACAACTACCGAAATGCACAACTTTTATTCGTGTGAATCGGCAGATCAACGAAATATTCATTAACCAAGAAAAGGAAATTCTATGAATACTGTGACTAATCTCAATGACAAATTTTTTGAACGTGATCTTATTGAAGTTGATAATCGAACACTGTACTGGATCATAGGTCTCAGTGCCACCTTGATCATGGCCATGACAGTAGCAGATTTTGCTGCTGCCAAGTTCTTGGATTTTGGTTGGGTAGTAACACCAGCAGGTGCCTTGCTGTTTGCAGTTGTGTTTGTGGTCAGAGACATGCTGCACAAACTGGCTGGTGCTGCCATAGTGCAGCGAGTGATCTTGATGGGTGTGGTTTTGAACCTGGCTGTGGCAGCATTCATGTATGCCATGACCTTTATTCCTGCTCCAGAATTCAGACCCAGTGTGAATTTTGATGCGGTGTGGAAAATGAGCCTGGGCATTGTGATTGGTTCAGAAATTGCCACAGTGGTCAGCCAATGGGTCAACACCTATGTGTATCAGGTGCTATGGGAAAAGGACTGGGGATCCTGGGCTAGAACATTTGTCAGCAACTTAGTCAGCTTGCCAGTGGACGCTGTGCTGTTTGTGCTGTTTGCTTTTGTGTTTATTCCTCCCTTGCTGGGCGGTGATGCCATGGACATCAACAAGGCCATTGCAAGAATAGTATCAGGCAGTACCTTGTTCAAATTGGCAGTGATTTTGGCATTGACTCCGGTGGTCAGTTTGGCTCCTTGGAGAGAAGAAGCCAGAGCCATGAAGTGATTAATCTTTTAAGCAGGCCATGGCAATTTTGGTTCGAATGGGTCAACACAGCGATTTTGATAGCAGGTGCTGTGTTGACCAGCTTAAACATGTATCCTTTGAACATATGGTTTTTGTTTGTGGCTAATCTGGGATGGGCAGTGTTAGGCATCATTTGGCGCAAGTGGAGTTTGTTGACAGTGCAGATCGTAATCACTATAATCTACATACCCCCAGTATTTAAAAGTTTTTGGAATTGAATTTATATACTCCAACATTGGAGCATGTATTACAGGAGAACACCATGCATCTTAACAGAACTGACCTAAGAAAAATTGCGGATATTTTGGAAAAGTTTCCCAGTGTTGAACATTTCAATCTAAATCAAATTGGCGACAATGGCATTGGCACAGTGACGGAAATTACCTTTGACTATAAAGTCAATGCCGTGGTGTGTAAACTGACCATGGAAATCTCAGGTGTGGATAATTGGTAATGTTAAACTTTGACAGCTCAATTTGGGATATATTGGAATTCAAGTTCTTGGTATTATTTGTCACTGTTGTGATTGCAGTTTATTTAGGCAACCGGCTTTACAATAAGAGAAAAAATGACAATTGAATTTTGGATTGGTATTGTATTTTGGTGTTTTGATCAGACCTGTGGACTAGCCACGCACATCATCAGCTTTCCCACACGCCAAGAATGCTTGCGTGAAGTCAAGATCATGCAAAATCAAATTAAAATGGATCGTAATCAAAAACCCAATATCATAGAAGGTCGTTGCAGTCCCCAACAAATACATGTCAGATATGATGATGGCACTGACGATGAACCAAGATCAGTTTCTAATTCTATTTAATCGGTTATACATAATGAATCAAAATGTGATGTTTTTTTTGCGGGACACTGATTCATGAACACAGACACAATCATGTTCATGATTGGTGCAGTGTTGGTCACAGTCATGCTCACTGTTATAGGTTTGATATGGTTTGGTACCATGGGTGCTGTGGGTTTTTTCACGGGCACAATCATATTATGTGTGATCTGTGCCTTGAAAATAGACGAATCATAATCACAGAAGTATAAAGACACAGCATGAAGAACAACGCTCCGATGGTGAAATAGGTAAACACAATATTATATGACTTCTATGTGTTTAGTATAAATAAGCATATAGGAGAAGGCAATGATAGATATCACTGAATTTATCACTAGGAGTAGAGATGAGAGAAGGCAGCATTTGAAATTAGAAGAGCCTTGTTGTTTGCGTGGAGGAAACAGTACCAATCATAAGGGTGTTCTAGCAGAGTATTTAGGAACAACTATACCAAAAGGTCGTATTCTTTTATGCCACGCTTGTAATAATAGTGGTTGTTCAAATCCAAGACATCTATATTGGGGCACTGATTATGACAATATCATTATAGATGGAAAAGAATTTGGCACTCATAAAACTCCTTTTGAAAGAAAAGTTGAAAAATATGGTTTCGACAAAGCCTGTGCGATGAATGGGCGAGTTGGTAATACTTACGGGACAGGGAATAAAAGGAAACCTAAGAGTGAAGAACATAAGAAAAAGATTTCGGAATCAATAAGAAGGAAGTATAATAAAGAAGTAGCGAGTGTGGTGGAACGGAATACACAATTGACTTAAAATCAATCGCCGAAAGGATTGAGGGTTCGAATCCCTCCTCTCGCACCACGATCTCGCCGTAGTTCAGAGGATAGAACACGAGCCTTCTAAGCTCGGGGTCGCAGGTTCGATTCCTGCCGGCGAGGCCATATGTTGTATACATACAACAAATACCCACATGGTTGACAGGGTTATCCTTTTTTGCTATACTACAAGTATGGAAAAAACGACATGCACTCGTAAACGCAGACAAGACACTAAACATGCTTTGTACATGATCGTGAACGTAGTCACCGACGAGCACTATGTTGGCATTACAGTATGCGGTAGCCAAGTCAATCGAGCACTTAAAATTCGTTGGCAAAAACATGTTCGTCGTGCCGTAACGGAGAATAAGTCGTGGGCTTTGTGCAACAGTATTCGTACTCATGGTGCAGACGCTCATGTTGTATTGTTGGTTGATGTTGTGCGTGGACGCAAACCCGCGCACGCCGCAGAGCGCGAAATTGTTAACAGTTGCAGTCCCGCACTTAACACACACTAGGAGATTAGCATGGTCAATGATCTTACTTTGTCTCTGTTTGGTGAACAAGCTCTGAATAAACAAATGTCATTTAAGGATACACTTAGCCTGCTTCAAGAGCTAGACTTAATTAATGTAGGTGAGCTGGCAGAAAAAGCTATCGCTAAAAAAGTTGGCGTAGCACAAATGGCAAGGTGTAATATGTCTCATGACCTCGAAAATGGCTGGGAAATTAAGCATGGGCAAAGTCATTTAACCGCAAACGGCACACAACGTAAGGCTTATATAGCCGGAATGGGGAACAAATTTTGTACCTTACGTGTAGTAATAACAGAGCGGTTGACTGGAAAACTTTATTTTTTCAAAATACCCTATGAGTCTTACTCAGACTACAGTACTAGTAGTTTGTCATGGTCGTTTAATGTAGATGGTTCTCCACAAAGAGAATTTTTACGAGTTAGTGTTCGTCCTAACTTTTGGGATTTTGAAGTTGCTAGTTTTGACGAACTTTGCACATAACCCTACGGTTGACAGGGTTGATTTTTTTTGCTATACTATGGGTACACTGTAACAACGGAGATACAAAATGGCATACAAAGGTTTTTATCGTGCTGCTCGTGTTGTTAGCCCTGACTCAGCTCAGGAACCCCAGGTACAAGCTCTTAGAAATGTCATGGGCACAATGACTGCTCGTGACGCAGAGTTTGCTGGCAGTTTGGTCAGCAACTTTTATCGTTTTGGTCGCTTGAGCGACAAGCAATTGGTTTGGGTTGATACCCTGACCCAACGTGCGACTAACCCTGCTCCGGCACCTGCCGCAGCAGTACAAGTCAATGTGCAACGTATTCAGGACATGTTTGATCGTGCCGGCAAGACGCTGAAGCGTATTAAAGTCAAGCTACAGTCAGTTGAAGGACAACCTGTGGCATTTGGTCGTGCTGGTCCCACTAGCAAGTACGCTGGTCAAATTCTTGTAACAGACGGTGGCCCGTTTGGTGCCAATCGGTACTTTGGTCGCATTGACATCAACGGTGATTTCCATGCCACTAGACAAGCCGGTGCTGACGTGTTAGCATTGGTACAAGAGTTTGCCGCAGAGCCCGAAGCCACTGCTGGCAAGTATGGACGTTTGACTGGTGCTTGCAGTTTTTGCAATCATGGTCTCAAAGATAGTCGCAGCACTGAATTGGGTTACGGCCCAGTTTGTGCCAAGCGTTTTGGTCTTGTTCACTAAACTAAGGAACAGTCATGGCAACCACTCATGCTACAATAAAAGCTCATAGAGCAACTGCAATGTTTGCATACCAGTTAAAATCAAAGTATAAAATTACCAACGGGATCAAAGAATCCCAATGGATGGATATGTATGATAGTGGTGAAATCGAAATTAGTTCTGTTTTTGAAAATTTACTAGTCCATGTTCGTAATCTTTACGGAAAACCCACAGTTAAAGTCTTAGAAAACACGCACGACTTTTCAAGTATTAGTTCGACAGGTGTTTTGGTACCACTAGGTGACTTTAAAGTCGCTAGTTTACAGAAAGATGGCTATAAACGACGTTATGTAATTGGTAAGACTGCTAATAAAGTAGGCAATATCTATTCAGTATGTTGGAATTGGATGACTAATAAACTGGCATTTTTTGTTATGCCTCCCGGGGATGATATTGGTCATTTTCATCCATATCAAGGATATAAAATAATGTGTTGTCCGGATACTGGAAAAATGGCCGGAGGATGGTACAACAAGAATTGTCATTACGATACTTTTGAAGAAATGTGTTTAGTTGATTAAGGAAATAACATGGACCAACCCTGGCAAGTTATATCGGCACTGGAAACTCATAATCTGCGTACCAACAAAGAGCAGATTATCCAAGCTCAAGCCGAGTCGGGTAATGCTGTATTCTTTGAAGGATGCCGTCTTGCCTTGGATCCCATGATTACCTTTGGCATCAAACAAGTGCCCGAGAAGCGAGCTACGGATCAGCTGACCAGTCCAGATGGCATGAACTGGGATGCCTTTTCCCTAGCAATATCTGGCTTCGTCAACAGACAATTCACAGGCAATATGGCACGTGACATGCTGAACCACTTGATGTTAGCCAGCACTGTGGCACAGTGGAATGGCTGGTATCGGCGTATCCTGATCAAGGATCTACGCTGTGGTGTCAGTGAAAAGACCATTAACAAGGTTGTGGAGCAAGATTATCCCGGTTTCAGCGTGCCTGTGTTTGGCTGTCAACTTGCTCATGACAGTGCCAATCACGAAGGCAAAGTCGCAGGAAAAAAACTGGTCGAAGTCAAGCTGGATGGAGTTCGTGTCATCACTATTGTGCATCCAGACGGCAGAGTTGATCAGTTCAGTAGGAATGGTAAAGAACTCATAAATTTTGCACATGTCAAAGCCCAGTTTCATGTCATTGCTGATCAACTGCCCGCGGCCATGGTATTCGATGGCGAGATCATGAGCGACAGCTTCCAAGACTTGATGCGTCAAGTTCATCGCAAGAGTAATGTACGAGCCAATGATGCTGTACTCCATTTGTTTGATGCTCTGCCTTTGGCAGACTTTGAGCGTGGGCGTAGTGATACTACACAACTAGAACGCAGTCATGCTCTTCAGGCGTTTTATCAGCAGCATGAGGCTGTATTGACAAGTGTGCGTGTACTGGGTCAAGAGTTGGTAGACTTGGATACCCGAGCAGGGCAGGCTCGCTACCGTGAGATCAATCGTGCGGCCATTGCAGGCGGCTACGAAGGTATCATGATCAAAGATATCGCAGCCCCGTATGAGTGCAAGCGTAGTGTGGCATGGCTGAAACTCAAGCCTTTCATTGAAGTCAGCTTAAATATTGTTGAAATCGAAGCAGGCACTGGTAAAAATGCAGGGCGTCTTGGTGCCCTAGTTTGTGAGGGTGAGGATGACGGACGTAGAATCAGGGTTAATGTTGGTAGCGGTTACAGCGATGAGCTTCGTACTGGGCTGTGGGATAGTAGGACTCGTATTATGGGCCAGGTCGTTGAGGTTCGTGCAGACGCTGTCACTCAAAATCAAGATAGCAGCTATTCGCTCAGGTTTCCGAGGTTTCTACGCTTTCGCGGTTTCGAGATTGGAGAAAAATTGTAGCATGGATAAACAAATGATCAAAGACATGTTGTATGGAACTATATGTGAGATGCAGGCTTGTTTTGGATTCCAGGATTACATTGTGAATCACACAAGTGTGTCATAATTGATAAATATGTCAAACACACACACATGGACGATTTTTTTGGTATTTTGATCATTGCTGCCATTCAAGAGGCCATCATGGTTTCCCTGGGATTGATTTTGATTGACTGGGCGATAATTCCATGATCATGAACAAGGCAGTGATTAAAGATCTAATTTATGGTGGTATCAGAGAATTGCAACAAAACAGCAATTTTTATTATTCCAGTGTAGTGGGCGTGGAATACAGTCATTGGACAGAATCGGGCATGTTGGCACTGCATGCTCTGGTACAAAATTTATCGGTGGAAATAGATCGGTGCGAACGACAAATCAAGCAAAAAAACAGCGAAGAATATTTACTCAAAGAATTAGGAAAACATCATGTCTGAAACTTCTCAATTAATTAATGTAAATGTTGAGGATTCTCCCAAAATCACTAAGCACAGCGAAACTTCATGGATTTTGACCTTGGAAGAGGATCCAGACACAGGCGATTTGATAATGCCTTTGCCTGATGAAATTTTGGCCAGCCAAAATTGGCAAGTGGGTGATACCTTGACATGGAACGTAGACGATGATGGACAATGCACTCTCACCAAAGACACCAAGTCAAAGCCCTGACAGATACACTTTTCAGTGTAAAAGATACTTGACTACAATCAATGATCCAGAATCCAGTACTGAACAAGTGTCGGCAGCCACAGACATACTGAATATGTTTCAACTGCATAGGCATGCTAGCAGAGATCGAGAACAAAAGCCAGACTGGCACACACACAATCTCGAAGCTGATCTCAGATGCGATCCTGTGATGCTGCGCCGAGTGCGCATGTGTGATGCTTATGCTCAAAATCTCTATGCTGCCTTGTGTAACAACAGTTTCACTCGTCGTGAGGTCATGAGCATTTTACAAGATAAGCAGTGGCATTGCAGTTGGCGTTATGCAGGCGGCATCATAGCAGACATGCGCGGGCACGGCGATTACATTGACTGGTATTGTAGTGGCATTCGTAGGAGCCACGACATGGAAGACATGCCTGTTGATGATGTCAATCCCACAGAACACTGCCTGGTACCAGAAGGCGTGATCACAGATCAGATCAGATCGGATCTCAGCACACTGGGATGGTTTCCTGCTGCAGGCGGAGACTGGGAAAAACTTGGAAGCCACAGTGATCATGGTTGACACAATCAATCAATCACTGTATAATACATTTTTATTTAGAAAGGACAGAATCATGAGTTTTACCAAAATCACTACCAACCAAAATGTTTTTCTTGAAAACTACCTACGTGGTACCGGACGCAGTCTGAGTGCTCGTCAAGCTGAATCCGTGTATGGTATCAAAAACCTACGTGCTCGTATGACTGAGTTCCGTAACGCCGGCCTGAAAGTGGTTACCAAGCCTAACAGCTATGGTCGTATGACCTACTCGGTCAGTGCTCGTGATGTGACCGGAAGTCGTGCTGTTCGTTTCGCTTAATTAGCGGTGTAACGGGGTAAAAGGCTGTGTGGTACAGCCTTTTATTTTTTGTAAGGATCTAAAATGACTTTGGACGATGACTCAAGTTTATTCCTATTCAGTTGGGACTGTTATGGTATCGAAGGTATCATAGACTTAACAGCCTACGCAGACTGGGATCAACACCAACTACTAAATATGTTGTCGGATCGTCCCACTCAACCTAATCCAGCATGGAGTATGGTACAAAGCATCTTGATGCGAGCCAGGCACAATGGTCATAGACACTATGAAGTTTATATTGTCACATGTAATAACAGCATGACAGAAAATTATTGGCGTGAACAATGGGCATTGTTTCCACAAAATACAGCAGAAGTGGTACGTGCTCGTGGACATAAATTATGGTCGGATCGTGCTCCACAAGAGGTAGCAATAAGATGAGAATCTCGTACATGAGTGATCTCCACCTGGAGTTTGCGGACTTAGTGCTGCCAGGTGGAGACATTCTCATCCTGGCCGGCGACGTTGCCGAAGTCAAAAACATTGAGCGGACCTATGATCCTGCTTTTGCGTCACTGGGCACTGACATCACTCGTTATGGACGCCCAGATCGTGCTAGACGATTTTTCATAGAAGAATGTGCCAAATACAATCAAGTGTTCTATGTCATGGGCAATCACGAGCATTACCACGCAGAGTTTCTCGGCACTGAACAACGACTCAGAGCAGTGATGCCGGACAATGTCCGACTCATGGAACTCGATGATGTGACTGTTGATAGTATTCGATTTCTGGCATGCAGTCTTTGGACCGATCTCAATGGTGATGATCCTCTAACTGCCACTGCCTTGCGTGGCATGATGAATGATTATCGTGTGGTAAAATATCACAATCCTGCCAACGACGCTTGGCATCGACTGACACCAGAAATCACTCGCGGTGTACACAGGGCCAGTGTGGTTTGGTTAAAGGATAGACTACGTGAACAACCCAATACACCCACAGTGGTAATCACACATCATGCTCCCAGCTTTCAGAGTATCCATAGTGACTATGTGCGTGATAAGTTGATGAATGGTGGGTACGCCAGTAATTTAGAAGACTTGATCTTGGATCATGTTCAGATTAGATATTGGGTACATGGCCACATCCATCAGCGTCAAGACTACCCAATTGGCACGTGCCGTGTGTTAGCTAATCCTCGTGGATACTCTGGCTATGAACATATGGAGTTTGATGCCACATGCCAGTTCGAAATCTAACTGTGGTCCGAGTGAGTTGGAACTTGAATTCGCCAACCCCTTGGAATCTAGTCACGGCTCGTGCATTGGAAGTATTTGGTTTGCCAGGAGACAGATACCGAACGCATCTAACACAGGATTTCATGGAATATCATTTCCGCGATCCACATGATGCTACTTTATTCGTCCTAGAGCATTCGGGACAGATCGACATAGAAGTAGTCAGAGATTATGAGGTCACAAAATGTTGAAATGGTATATGAGATATTGCTTTGTTGCAATCGCAGCTAGTATTTTTATAGCAGTTCTGGTGCATGATTTGGTACTGGCTGAGAAAAACTATATCATAATTCCCGGCCAAGTTGTGCCCGGCAAACAACCAAACACCACATGATTGATGTCAGGTTGACAGGCATCAAAGTAGACACGATACTAGACATTGTGCGTGAATTACGTCAAGTGGGACTGGTACAAGGGCAAGACTTTGATTTTGCTTATACACCTGAAAAGTACAAATACGATCTATCCGATAGTGCTACTCTGGTAAAGCGGCATACGGTGTTCAGTTTTTATAATGACGGCCTTGCTAGCTGGTTTGGTATAAAGTACGCAGAGTATTTGGCATAAATACAACAAGTTGTATAAATACAACACGGTTGACAAGCGATAAGAAAACCAGTATTATACGAACATAGCAGCAAAACATCTACAAGAGGAACAAATGCAACTTACAGCGAGATCAGCGACACAAAAGATTAGTCATAAGGCATCTGTGCCCACATGGCCATCATCGGGTTATGATCGCGCCAATGTGGCACAGGTCCCAGGGTTCCCCGAGAACCGGATGTAAGCAATACTAACATTCCAAGTTCTAAGAACCCTGATATCGAAAGACTCAGGGTTTTTGTTTTGTGTAACGAGTGTGAGGCAACGCGAGCCTGCTGGCACTATAAACATCAGCTATAATGTGGGCGGACTACTTGATGAGAAGCTAGTGGCGATAACACTAGCGGTAAAACGGTAGTAGTAATAAAGCAGATTGCCGAACAGACAAATTGCAGTGGCAAGTCCAAAGCAGATGAGTAGTCTGCTTTATTACCAGCATTTGAAAAAGTGCTGTAAATAGATATGGAGATCGGGCGGCATAGGCGACCGCAGCTGACTGTAAATCAGTACTCTCTGAGCACGGGGTTCGAATCCCTGGATCTCCACCAAAAGGAACAAATGAAAATTATCTTAAATTTTTGGCGTGACAGTTTTAGATCAAATCCTATAGCATTTTATCTAGAACTTATCAGTTTTATCTTTGTAGTAATAGCCACAGTGTTACTATCTATATCAGCCAAAAATCCAAATATGGCTTTAATATATCCATTCTTTTTATTAAGTAGTTTATCAGCAGTATTTGCACACCTAAGAAGGAAGTTAGCCTGGCCATTATTGGCTAGTAGTTACTTTGTATGTGTGAATATTGTAGGATTTATCAGAGCAATAAGTTAATTCCGGGGTAGTACAATGGCAGTGGCCCGTACCAAATTTCGCCCTTTTAGTATAATGGCATTACAGTGGATTTGTAATCCTCTGATGGCAGTTCGATTCTGTCAAGGGGCACCAATTGATAAGTAAGAGATGAATACTGTGATTCTTATTCAACCTTACTTTTTGTCAAACACTTTATAGTTGATTATGTTCTACAAAAGGCCTATCACTTTAAAAACAAAGGTATATATGGTCACTTAGGTGGTATACAACATGCTGCTCTACATGGACTTGGTACTTTAATTTGTTTGTTTTATTTTACACCTTCAGCAATAACATATGGTTTAATTGATTTTGTTGTACACTATCATGTTGATTGGTTCAAGTCCAAGTATGGTCCTAAAGATTCAAATAGTACCATGTTTTGGATATGGTTTGGTGCTGATCAACTTGCTCATGCTTTGACCTATCTATGGATAGTCAATGACCTAGTCACAATCGCGGGGTAGAGAAGAAAAAAACTCACTAGGCTTATAACCTAGAGATCGGCGGTTCAAATCCTCCTCCACAATCAAATCAATTCCGGGGTAGTATAATGGCAGTGCGGCGGTCTCCAAAACCGTTAGTGGGGGTTCGATTCCCTCCCTCGGACCCAATAATCTATAATTCATTGGAGGGTTATCTAGGCTGGGCCTAGCACTGATTTGAAATCAGAGGGACCGTTCATGCGGTTGGAGTTCGATTCTGCCATCCCTCCTCCAATACATTGTATTATATCATAAATACTGAGATATATTATGATCAGAGTAAAAATATGAACCCCCAAAGTGAATGGAATCTTAAATTACCAACAGGAGATTATGAATAGCCATGCTTATCAGTGTTCTTATTATTACTTACCAAAGGCATCGGCTTTTAGAAGAAGCTCTTTACTCTTTTCTACAACAAGACTACCAATCAGATACACAAGTTTTAATTGTCAATGACAGCGCCAATGTGGAATATCGATTTGATCACCCGCGAGTTAGAATTATAAATCATAGTTCAAGATTTCCTAGTCTATTAGAAAAATTAAAATTTGGTTTTGAAAATAGTCGAGGGCAAAATGTTTATAGACTAGACGATGACGACCTGATGATGCCATGGGCTTTGAGCTTGGTGGAATCGTATATTTTGAACAATCCTGGCTATGATGTTTACAGATGCCAAAATCACTATAATTTTAATGATAATAGATATTATGGTTTAGGAACTAATATCAACAATGGTAATTGCTATACCAAAGAATATTTAAATCGATTCGCTTTTGATTCTGTTAGTTTTGGAGAAGATGTTCTTTTGACTTGTGGGCCCAACACTAGAATGTATAATGGCAACACTGGCAAATACAGCATGGTATATCGCTGGGGTATGGGAACATTTCATGTGTCAGGATGGGGTGAACAAACACCCGAACAAGTCAATCAAAATGTAGATAACTTTATACAAAATCATTCAGAAGTAGAACAAGGAGTCATAACTCTAAATCCACATTTTAGAGATGACTATTATGCCAAAATCACACAGCAAGCGTTGGTCTAAAAAACCAGATAGCCTGGTCGAAACCGGCAAGGGATACTACTACAATATACCGCGTTAGTCTGGTGAATCAGGCACCTGTCTTCTAAACAGGTCATGGTTGGTTCGAATCCAACTCGCGTTGCCCGGTCAATGGTGTTGTTAGTGTAATGGTTGCACCGCTGTCTGTGAAACAGCAAGAGAGGGTTCGATTCCCCACTTCACCCCATTAAATACTAGATGTATTGGCAAGAAATAGATCAACTGGGATTCGCTCAAGACATAGTGGGCAATAGCGATCACGGGCTGGTGACCTGGATGTATATTCGTGGGCCAGTTGGTACTGTACGTGCCTACGATATAGGCTATATCACTGATGGCTACTATGAACAGTATCCAGACAGGTTATGGGACTTATATCGTGACATAGTGGCTGTGATCAACGGACACTATCACTGCTGCTTGTCTGGTAGAGTCTGGAATTTGTGAATGTGTCTTTGCTGCCACCACATCAGCCATGGGCTGGTATGAGCAAAAGCCATGACCAACCACATGACAGGCATTTCCATGCCATGATGTGAATATGCATAGCTGATCATAGCGCCCAGTAAGAACACAGGTGCAGGCGCTAGACTGAAAAATGTATTAACACGTCGCATTGGGTATTTATTGCTTTAGATATAAATATCAAAAAAGGATGTAAACATGAGTGTGGAATTACTGAGAAAATACACAGACATAGTTAGTAAATACCAAGACAAATCTGTGTGTGAGCAGGAGCACACAATGATTAAAGAAGCAGCTCCCATGGGGTTTTTCCAAGGTCTTAAAACTCGTGCATTGGCACCATTCAGTCAAACACAACAAGGTCGTTTGGATCAAGGTGAAAGAGCCAATGAAATATATCGTGTGTTCAAAATATATGCTGGACAAACAGGCATCGATCTGTCACGAGTCACAACACAACAATTAATAGATTTTTTTCAACAACACGATCTGCCCGTTTCCAAAGACAATCGGCTTTTGCAGACCCCTCCTACTCAAATACACAATTTAAAAAACAGTACAGTTATTACAAAAATTTTTTCTAAAGTGGCACAAGATTCATACATGTCCATAGGAGGAGGCATGAATTTGGGACAACAATATGGTATACAGTCTGCTCCACCACCACCTCAACCACCTCAACCACCTCAACCACCGTCAAAACAACAGATCACACAGTCGATAACTCAAATGGCTGCTAATCTCAATCGTAATGACATACTGGCATTAATGCGTACATTGCGAGCAATGTTGGCCAGACCCTGACCCCTAAGGCACACGGGCTGGCTTTATATTCAAGCACATTTTATTGCCTGTGCAGGCTGTTCTTGAGCTTATCTTCTTCTTTAATCAGCAGCTCAGATATTAGCTTGGAAATCTTTTAGCGCACGACCACGGGCAGTGAACACTTACATGCCCAAATCAAATCACTTGATTTATGCTGTGAAAAAATATTACAATTGTGCCCACAAGGTTAAATAAATCACAAGGAGATCTAACATGCGTGCCAGCCATATTTTAGTACAAACACCGGGTCATGCCCAACAAATTATCACAGAATTACTGAATGGACAAGATTTTTCTGCTCTGGCCATACAGCACAGCCAATGTCCCAGCGGCAAACAAGGCGGTGATCTTGGCGAATTTGCTCAAGGACAAATGGTTCCGTTATTTGAACAGGCTGTGTTGAGTTTGAAACCGGGCGAAATCAGTGAACCTGTGCAGACTCAATTTGGGTTTCATGTGATTCGTAGAACCAATTGACCTGAGTTTCAACGTGCGTTTAAATTCACAATTTCTTTATGAAATTTGTGAACCAGTGCTGTTTGACAAACCTCATGATAATTTGCGTCTGGTTCATAAACTTCTGCGTGTAATGAAAGCTCAAGGCGGCATTGGTCTAGCTGCGAATCAAGCAGGGCACAAACTCAAACTATTTGTCATGTGTGTGGATCATGAGTATTTTCACTGTTTCAATCCCAAAATTATCCATAAAAGTCACAGATTTGAATATGGTACAGAAGGTTGTTTGAGTTTTCCAGATCAACGGTTGGTGGTGCCCAGGGCAGCGGAAATCACCGCCGAATGGCAGACCGCATATGGTCATGTTCAAACCAGAAAATTCACTGGTTTAGCTGCTAGATGTTTTCAACACGAACTTGATCATTTATCAGGGGTGACCATGTTTCACAGAGCCATGACCCACAGTGCCACAGGAGATCTTGAGTTTGAGTCAGCTCAGTAAGCCCAATCCTGTGATCTATGCACTTTTGCCTGACATGGTCACGCCGGGGCAATGTCTGGACATCATCAGGCTGGGCACCAGTCAAGAAGGCATTGAATCTTACACAGGCACAGAACGCAGTTATGATGCCGACATCAGGCGTAATCGAGTGCATTTTTTTTCACATGATCAATGTGCCTGGCTCTGGCAGTTGCTGTTAAGCACAGTGGAATCCCTAAATCATCAATTTTGGAGATACGACTTAGATCACATAGAAACCTTGCAATTCACCAGATACGATCGTGTTGGCGATCATTATGCAGCACACATAGATGGTCATGGACACGCAGTCAGTCAACGCAAATTGAGTTTTGTTTTGCAATTGTCTGATCCTGCACAGTATGTGGGCAGTGAATTGCAATTGCACAGTGTTAATGGAGAATTTTACAGCTTGCCCAAGACGCCGGGCACACTCATAGTTTTCCCCAGTTTCACTGTGCACAGAGTCACTGCCATAACACAAGGATGTAGATACAGTTTGGTGGGCTGGGTCAAAGGCCCACCGTTTAGATAAGGATCACGCACATGCCAATCAAAACACTGCGAAACAAGTTCACCAGACAGCTGGTGATTTGTCGTGATTATCACACAAGACGTCAAATTGACGGTGTGGATTATGTGTGGGTAGAGCTCAAAGATCAGATACGTCCACGCAGTTTTCTCATGAGATTGGACAGTCTTGAGCCGTTGTCTGTGTCACAATCAAATCCAGTGACATGATCTAGAAAAAAAATTTCCAGCATGTATCCATACACAGCTAAGTAATATTTTACATCAAAGGAGTTTATGATGGCAGATACACCTGCACCACCAGATTATAATGCAGATCCGCCTGAAGACTTTGCTCGCCAACGAATCAATATTTGTCGCAGTTGTGAACACTACAGCATGTTCATCTGTGGTAAATGTGGCTGCTTCATGCCAGCTAAGACCAGATTCAAAGGCACTGCCTGTCCCATAGGACGCTGGCATCCTGTGCAGTAACTCAAGCCGGAGAATCACAAATGTCAATTGATAAAAGCTCTGTGGACATAGACATACAACAGGCCACGGCAAGAGTCGGTGGTTTGTTTGATCTAGTGCTGATCACGGTTAATCGTGCCAGAGAAATCATTCATGAAAGATCTCCAGCGGATCATCATCCGCACACTGCCATTGTCACAGCTTTGTTAGAGGTAGCAGCTGGTCAAATCAGTGTTGACTATCGCTATGGTCCAAGAAAACTGCACAAGCACACCAATCGTAGACGATATTGAATCGTATTGGGATTTTCACACTTGTTCACAAGTAGTGAATAAGGTGCGCAAAGACTATGGCACTGATAAATACATGTATGGCACAGAACGGTATCAGCACTCTTGGCACTAAGCAGGCCAAACAAGCAGCTAAACTCTCCACAGCCAGCACCAAACGTGCTGCACGAGGGCGTAGATCCACGTTAGTCATTGGCCAGCTGCCCACCACTTACTCTAGCAATGTGCTTATAAACAATCCCAACACAGGTGGTTTGGTCACAGGACGGCCTTGGACCTAGCCAGAGTTTAACTCACTGTCATTGACTCTGGGAGTAAGATCAGGTATACTCTCCGTTAATAACCACCTGAGAGAGTGAATTCATGAAAATTAAAAGGTCGTACACTTTGTGTGCCATGACTTTGGCCTTGAGTCTGGTATGTGATGTCACCTGGGCCGAGTCTGATATCAATTCAGTGTTGTCACAAACCGGTGCCCAAGCAGCCCGTGATCGGGGTTTGACCGGACGGAACGTGTCTGTGGCTGTGATTGATCAAGGTTTTGATCTCACACATCGAGACATCATCAGATCCAATCTCGTCACAAGAAATTTTCAAGGTGGGGGATCTGTGACCTGGGGCAGTCATGGCACGGCCATGGTGGGCATCATCGCAGCCAATGTTAATGGTCTGGGCACTGTGGGTCTGGCGCCACAAGTGCGATTGATTTTGGCTCAGGCCGGTTCAGGCGGTAGCGTCCGCAGTCTCACCACACAAGCTGTGGCCAGAAGTCTTGACTGGGCCAGTGCTCAAGGTGCCGCAGTGGTTAACATGAGTTTTGGGGCTCCTTACACTGCGGCAGACATCTCTGTCATCAAACGAAATTTCAACACAGGCATTTACTTTGTTAAAAATTTGCCCATGGTCGTAAACCCCAATGACTATAAATTGGCCACAGATCGCGGCTCCATATTGGTGATGTCAGCAGGGAATCAGGGTCTGGGCTACAGTGAATTTCCTGCACAGTTGGTGTCACGAGTTGATCAAAATGGCCGATTACTGTTATCGGGCCGTGCCATTGTGGTGGGAGCCGTGAATTCAAACAATGAAATAGCTGATTTCAGCAATAGAGCCGGACATATTTGTCAGTCCAGTTCGGGCACACGTTGTTTTGACACACATTTGACCAAAAATTTTTATGTGGTGGCACCCGGAGTCAATGTGATTTCCAGCTTGGCCAATCAAGTCAGTGCAGTACCACACAGCACATCATTGGTCAGTGGCACTAGTCCGGCTGCTGCTGTGGTCACAGGAGGCATGGCTCTGTTAAAGCAGGCCTGGCCTCAACTCAGACCCGAACAATTGGTGCAGTTGGTGCTGAGCACCACACGCGATCTGGGTGCGCCCGGTGTTGATGACGTGTATGGTCGTGGTCTAGTGGATTTTGATAAAGCCACTAGGCCTCAAGGCCCAGTGGTGTTGGCACCAAAAACACAGAATCTCGGCGGGGGTGTGGTTGTGAAATCCAGTCCAGCTCGTGTATTAGTCTCTGGGAATATCACTCAGAGTCTGAAATCTTCCTCTGTGCTGAAAAACACACAAGTTATAGATCAATATCAGCGTAACTACAGCTGGGACATTTCTCAGTCGATCATGCCATCTCCGGCAGTGGTGGATCCATTATCACCATATTTGATTTTTTCGTCGCACATGGTCCGTGAGGCTCAAATTCACGATTGGAAAATTTCTATTTCCACAGGTGACCATGTCACTGCTGTGAACCTTCGACCCCGTCATGATCACGGCGGATTCATCTTTGAACTGGGCTCACAAAGTCAATCGCAAGGTTTTTTAGACAATCATGCACAGGGTGTGATGAGCATCAAGAACTCATCCACTACCTGGCATTTTTTGGGATATCAGCTGCCCATCACTGATCACACACAGTTCACTGCTAGATTTGGTCAGGGCCGAACTGTTGTGGCCACAAATTCTGACTCCATGATGCAGATAACAGATCCTGTGATGTCTCAGACTTTCACATTGGGCATCACACGTGACAAATGGCTGTCACACAAGGATCAAGTCCAATTTGGTTTTGGTTCAGGCATGAAAATCACCCGAGGTCGAGCTGAAATCACCGCAGTCACTGGATACAAATTTGATGATACATCTGGAGATCATGTGCAAGCTCGTCCGGTGATCACACAAGAATCTATTGATTTAAGATCTCGACAAAACCCACACTTGTACTTTACATACATGATGCCTGTGAATGATGACAGTCAACTGTCTGTGAATTTGACTGCCAACGCCTCCAATCACAGACTGGGCGTGAAATACAACATGAGATTTTGATTCATGAGTGCCTGTGTGTTGAGCATGAGTAATCGCATTTGGTTTACGAATTTCATAGCTGATGCTCCTCCTTTTCACAGTGTCAGTGACTATCATAAATGGCTCACACAGAAACTGGCTGGGTATCGAGCAGAATTTGTACAAGATCACACAGGAGGACATGTGTGTTTCCATGACACAGATGATTTATTATTATTTTTACTTAAATGGAGTTAATCATGTATCAATACGAACTTTGGGTAAGGCTCAATGATTTTCAAACCACACACACTTTGGTCTGGGCACCAGATGACCTCAGTGCCAAACTTCTGGGAGAAGCACAATATGGAGCGGGAAATGTGTTGAATTACACAAGATGTGCTGATCCCAATTATTGGACAAACAAAGATTAAACCACTAATCTGGAACCGATGTTTACATCGAGCTGGTATAATTTTGCAAGCTCAAGTTCTAGATCATGATCACACACTGACATTACCAGACAGTGAAGATTTAGATATGGTGGGTAACTGGACTTTGAAAAATAAAATAGGTCGTAGAACCAGCTACACAAATTTTGAATTTGCTTCAGAACTTGAATTGTCAATTTTTTTACTGCGTTGGGGTTGATGTGCACACCCGTGCCGATTCCAGATAGACCACATTGGATTTGGCACCATCTGGGATAGCTGCGGTCTTGGTTCATCAAAACCTTGTGCTTCATGTTGAGACTGTCTGACTTGACAATGTGATAAAAATCTTGTATACTACTCACATGACTGAAACAATTCATCAGTTTCTTTACTTTGCATACGGAGCTAACACCAATGTGTCTGGCATGAGTCAGCGTTGTCCTCAGGCACAAAGCCTGGGTTCGGCCCAGCTGTTGGATCATGATTTCATGTTTGCCACTCACGCTAATGTTCAGCCCAGATCTGGACAACGTGTATGGGGAGTTTTATGGCTGATCACTGCTGAATGTCTGCACAGTCTTGACATGTTTGAAGGATATCCACACTATTATCAACGATATTTGGCTTTGACCAAACGTGGTCGTTTCAATCTGTGTTACGCATGGGTTTATGCCATGACACATGATCCGTATCATAGTCCGCCAGATCTCAGATACTTTAACCTTGTGAAACAAGGCTATGAAGAGCACAATCTTGACACGAAAGTTTTATTTGACAGCTATACTAAATCTCTAGAGGCGCATGATGACCATGAACACATCAATTATTGAATTGGCAGAGTCACTGGGCATGGATTTTTATGTGAGTGGTCAGCCCAGAAAACCCATACACATGCAACAGGTCTGTGAATTTGCAGAATTGATCATTGCATGTTGTGCTGAGAGAGTGGAATACTTGGTGCATAACGGAGTGCACAGTCACGAGCTGGCCATTCTGTTGCGAGAACATTTCACGTGTCATGGCACTGATTTGATGTCACTGTGAACGTGTGTGTGCAACAGCAAGATAAAATCATGCACTTCCATCAGTGGATCAATGACAGAGACACAGTGTACTATGTGAGGTCTCAGGATGGCAGAATATTGGGATCAGTCTGGCGCATGGTCTCACAGAATGTCATGCACAGTTGTAAAATATTTCTTGACGAAATTCCATTTACCAATGCCAGTGAGGTTTACTTGGGACACTATGATAGTTTGCAATCAGCCAAATGCAGAGTGGAACAATATTGGTTAACAGAGTCTAGGACTGTATTGGAGTTGAATCATGATTCATCAAATTGAATTTTGGATTGCGATAGTTTTTTGGTGTGTGGGCCAGACCTGTGGCATGGCCACTCACACCATCAGCTTTGTTGAACGTGCTGAATGTGTTAAAGAAATCACTGTGATGGAACAAGGCATTCGTGCCAACAAAAGTCTTAATGCCAACATCATAGAAAGTCGTTGTAGTCCACAGAAAATTTCTGTACGAGTACTGCCCCAGTCCCCGGAATTTCCAGAATTTCGACGTCGTGAACCAGGAGTTTAACGTGCCAGAGACTTGGATTTGGAGTGATCAGCATTTTGGCCACGAAAAAACCTGCACCGTATTCAAGCGGGCAGATGGTACGCCTCTCCGTCCTTTTGCGTCAGCAGAAGAAATGAATGAAGTCATGATTGCTCGCAACAATGAACGAGTAGGCCGGAAAGACCGTGTGTACTACCTTGGTGATGTGGTGATCAACCGCAAGTTTCTTCACCTACTTGACAGGCTCAACGGGCGTAAAGTCTTGATCAAAGGCAACCATGATATTTTCAAACTTGATGACTATGCTGCTTACTTTGATGACATTCGCGGATACCATGTGCTGAACGGTGTTATCTTAAGTCATGTGCCTGTGCACCCGGAAAGCCTTGCTAGGTTTGGATGTAATGTTCATGGACACCTTCATGCCAATCGTGTACGCAGACCATGCAAGCTAGACAGTCTTGGCTCCGTGCCAGAAGTGGTATATGGAGATGACATTGATCCAAACTACTACAATGTGTCAGTGGAGTGTACAGACTTTGCACCAATCACTCTTGAATATCTTTATGCTAGGATTCGGGCACAAGGCGGTCATGTTGGCTTCCGGAAAAGCAACGGTGTTCAAGAAGTAGACTAAGTGGTCGTTAGATGTTACAATAGCAGTATTGCCCCCTTAGCTCATGCATGGTTAGAGCAGCGGACTCATAATCCGTTGGTACGTGGTTCGACTCCACGAGGGGGCACCAGATTTTATCTTTAGGTTTTTAAAAAAACTTTGCAGGAGAAACCATGAAACAGGTCATACAGCAGCGAGAAGCATACAGTCTGCACATGGAAATAACACCAGTGGGCGATAATCACTATGTGAAATTTGAAACACTGTATGCCGAATCCAAAATGCCAGATCATCCTATCACCAAGTTGGAAATGTATCTCACTGATCTTGAGTTTGACACATTCAAGTGTTTCATAAATAAATATATCACAAATCATAAATGAATCTATGATCACAATCACAGACCATGCCTATGCCAAGATACATGAGATACAGCAGCAAGAACACACACAAGATCCTTTACGTGTGTTTGTTCAAGGTGGAGGTTGCAGTGGTTTTCAATATGGTTTTACCTTTGATAATAATCCCAGTGATCCTGCAGATTTCTGCATGACCAATGATCATGGTGTGCGTGTGCTGATCGATGCCATGAGCATGAATCTCATGACCGGTGCTGAAATTGATTACGAAGAAGATTTGTTTGGAGAACAATTTGTCATTCGCAATCCTAATATGACATCTCAGTGTGGGTGTGGCAACAGTTTCAGTGTATGATCTGGCAAGCAGTGGTAAATTATATGCGTGAAGGACAAAAACACAGACATTTGGTCTTGGTGGAAGCAGACACCATTGATCAAGCACTGGCGCAACTTGAACAACAGTATGGACCAGAGTGTGTGGATGTCGCACCAAGACCAATGCCGGAAATACCATGACATGTGATCATGCTGCGAATAAAATTATCACATCAACTGACATAAACATATTAAGAAGAGTATAATAAATGGCATATTCAACAAAAGTATTGGACCACTACGAAAACCCTCGTAATGTAGGCAGTTTTGCCAAAGATGATATTGATGTAGGTACGGGCATGGTGGGAGCACCTGCTTGTGGTGATGTAATGAAATTACAAATAAAGGTAAAAGATGGTGTCATTACAGATGCCCGCTTCAAGACATACGGATGTTTAACCAGTAATGCCCCTATTAATACGCCATCAAATGTCAAAAAAATAAAAGACCTAAAAATCGGCGACGAAGTATTAGCATGGAACGGAAAAGAAATAGTTACTCAAAAAATTAAAGATATAATCACTCGTGTAATGCCTGTTGAAGATCTTCTAGTAATAAAGTTTCAAAGAGAAACCAGCAGAAAGGGAATCTCGCCGGGCACATTTAATTTAATATGCACTAAAGAACATATTTTTTGGAATGCTGATAATAAACCAGTTGAAGCGCAAACATTGATTCCGGGACAGGAATTATATGAAATAACTGAATATGAACTAAGAAAGTTAACTAATGTTCGTCATAGAGATTGGTTAAAAGAAAAAAATAGCCAAAGGATAAAAGAGTGGAATTTAAGATTTGATCATTCCGTTCTACCACAAAACCAACCAGGCCATATTTGTAAAAATATGGAAGAGAAAAAAATAAAATCTTCTCGGGCAGCAAAAAAGAAATGGGCAGATCCTTCCTACATTGAAAAATGGTCTGAAGGGATGAAAAATAGAGATTGGAGTAAACCAACTTCTGTTGAAACAAGATTTATTGATTTGTTCGAAGAATACAATGTAGGCGCAAGATGGAGTGCCGGAAAGATTTGGCTTCAGAGTGCAGATGGTCCAGTTAGCCCAGATTTTATCGTACCGGGTAAAAAGAAATGTATAGAAGTTTATACGAAAAACATGCCTACATTCATGCAGGATCGTTCTGATAATTCTAACTATATTGAAAAAAGGTCAGAACAGTTAAAATCAGCAGGGTATGAAAGTTTATTTTTGGCGATTGAAGAAATCGATCAAGCAGTTGAAAGAGTAAACAATTTTGTACATAACGGCATTAAAATAGTATCTGTTGAACCAGTATCTCATCATAATCAACTAAGAGGCTGTGAGAGAGACGGAAAGAATGTTGTAGTATATGATTTAAAATTAGAAAACGGTGCTCATGTTTTCTTCTCAAACAGAGTAGGATCACATAATTGCGGATCAGCGATCGCAAGTTCATCACTGGTCACAGAATGGGTCAAAGGCAAAACACTTGATCAAGCAGGAGAAATTAGAAATACGCACATTGCAGAAGAATTGGCTCTCCCACCTGTGAAAATTCACTGTAGCATTTTGGCAGAAGATGCCATCAAGGCTGCAATAAAAGATTATCAAATAAAGCATGATGCTGTCAACTAAAGTCAGTGCTAAGGCGTTAATAATAATGCAGCAGTAAATGCTGCTACTTTTATAAAATAGGAAATCAAAATGAAATCATTGTTCGCAATTATCATGGCTGCATTTACAGCCACCGCTTTCGCAGCAGATGCTAAGAAAGACGAGAAGAAGACTGCTCCTGTTGCTGCTGCAACTGCTCCTGCTGCTGCTACACCTGCACCAGCCGCTGCTCCTGCAGCCCCTGCTGCTAAGAAAGAAGAAAAGAAAGTAGAAGCAAAGAAGTAATACTTGTCCGACGTTTTGTCCCCACACTACCTAATCGTAATTTAGAAGATGAGAAATATGTAGTTTTTGATGACAGCATAGCACGTAATTTAAAACGACTACGCTTAGTCACCGAAGATGATGTCGGATTATCAACAAGAATAAGATTACGTCTGTGGTTGGCAAGACAACGGGCACTGCGTAAGTTCGATGAAGTATACGCATAATAAAGGACCTTAGGGTCCTTTTAACTTGGTAAATATTATTATGATTACACTCACTGAACGTGCAGCTGAAAAAGTTAAATTCAACCTGGAGCGTAGGGGTAAAGGCATAGGCATAAAAGTAGGTGTAAAAACCACAGGGTGTTCTGGGTTGGCCTATGTGTTAGAGTTTGTGGACAATGATATGGAACGCTGCATGGAACATCATGATCAACACGGTGTTAGAGTGTTTATGGATCCCAGACATAGGCCTTATTTGTATGGTATGACCATGGATTGGATCAAACAAGGATTAAACGAGGGTTTTGATTTCCAAAATCCCAATGAAAAATCCACTTGCGGGTGTGGCCAAAGTTTCACAGTATGACATCGTGCCAAACACAATGTTTGATCATTGCCACAGACTTGACAAAGCACCGATAATCATGTAAATTATCTCATTATTAAAAGTTTGTAATTCTATTCCATAAAATAATAATCACAGGAAAAGTATAATTATGTCAAATTCAATCCAGGCTCGTATAGATCAACAACTACAACAGCTAGAGCCAAAAACTCCAGAATATCGTTACACGCCCGAACCCACAAAACCCCCCCCATTCGACCAAAATGTCACGGACTTGCTGGGCATGAATCTTCAAGATTTACACATAAAACCATTGGACCTTTCCAGTTTGACTCAGTCTTTGAATTGGAACAACTCCACCATGATGGGCACAGGCACTAACACTTATGGCAACTATACCACCACACACACCACTATGCCGCCTTTTTCTAGTACCATGAACACCACCAGCGCCGCCAGTTTAAATATCATTCACGGTCTCAGCGGGCCTTCCATAAGTGTGCCCGAAGGAGGAGACATCATGATTGGTAATCGGAGTGTGGGCGCCTCACTGGCCGCCATTGAAGCCAGACTGGCCATATTGGTACCAGACCCTAAAAAGTTAGAACGTTATCAAGCACTGAAACAGGCCTACGAGCATTATAAAACCCTAGAAGCACTGTGCTCAGAAGAATCTAAAACAGGCATTATATGAGAAATCTAAGATTTATTTGTGCTCAACCTGCTATTTTATATTATGCCTGGCAAGTGGAAGTCATGTTAAACAACTTCCGAGACATGGGAGTCAACTTAAATCACATTGATGTGGTGTGTGGCATTGAAAACGGTGTTATACCCACCGAATGGACCAAGTTGGCATCCGGTTATGCTGCCAGGTTTTTCTTCTACAACGACACAAGAGAAACCAAACACTATATCAGTAGTATAAGGCCTAATTTACTAAAGCAGCATTTTGCAGCAAGGCCAGAAATTTTACCAGAAGCTATTTTTTATCACGACTGTGATATCATGTTTACCAATCCCATACATGAATGGATCACCACAGACATGATTAATGATCAAGTATGGTATGGCTCCGACACACGTTGGTATATTGCTCATAGTTACATTAAAAGTAAAGGTGAGGATGTACTTACAGCCATGTGCCAAATAATAGATATCGATCCTGCGCTGGTAGAAGCCAATGAGCTCAATGCCATTGGAGCTCAGTATCTGATGAAAAATTTAACCAGTGATTATTGGGCACAAGTGGAACGAGACTGTGAACAGTTATTTAAAGACATAACACAACTCAATACTCAAAAAAAGTCGGCTGATCCCAGTTATCATGAACTACAAATTTGGTGTTCTGACATGTGGTCTGTGTTATGGAATGCTTGGAAACGTCAATGGCGTACAGAATGTCACATGAATTTTAATTTCAGCTGGGCCACTTCTGACGTTCAAGAATACAGAAATTGTAACATTTTTCACAATGCTGGTATCACAACAAATCAAAACAGGCAGTTTTACAAAGCAGACTATATGAACACACTGCCTTATGGTTTAAATTTAGATATAGCAGAAAATACAGCTACCAAAATGTATTATGATCAAGTACAGCGAGTAGGTGCCAAAAGCGTGTTAATATGATGATGATCGCCAGTCACCACGATATTGAACTGGTACCCGCTATGCTCATGGAATCTAGAACAACTTTTAAACCCAAATATACCGCTAACCTTATGGGCGGTCTTGGTAATCAATTATTTCAAATCGCACATGGTTACGCACAGAGTTTAAAAAATAATACAGATTTCGTACTGCCTAATGGTAGCGCATCAGGTAGTGGTGTAGATAGATACAGAGAAAATGTTTTACGTGATTTTACATTTGTTGATCATATATCAGAAGTAACTCAAGTTGGTGAGCCGTCTTGGGAATTCAATCCTGTTTCGTTTGATGTTAATCGTAACACCGCATTTAGCGGTTATTTTCAAAGCAGTAAAAATTTCTACGGATACGATAAGGAGATCAGATCACGACTACGGCCCACACAAGACTACATAAGTGGTGCAAGAAATCAATTTCCTCAAATTATACAACCTAATACTTTAGCTGTCCATATTCGTCGTGGTGACTATCTGTATTTACCGGCTTATCATCCAGTGCTGAGTCAACAATATATTCAAAGAGTTGTTGAAAGATTTTATCATAACTTTTCTCATGTGTTTATTTTCAGTAATGATAAGATATGGGTACAGGAAACTTTTAATTTTAGTAATTCAACCATTGTATCACAGCAAAATGATTATGAGGATATATGGTTAATGAGTTTATGTCAGAACCATGTTATTTCTAATAGCACATTCGGTTGGTGGGGAAGTTATTTGTCAAACCAAAACGGTTTAACTTGCGCTCCTTCAGTTTGGTTCGGACCTGACGGGCCACAGATTTATAAAGACATATATCAATCTAATTGGATAGTAGTGCCAAGTGAATACCATAAAGGAGAAATAATTTGTCAGATCTAATATCTATTTTGACGTTGACTTATCAAAGACACGAATTCTTAAAAGAGGCAATTTTTAGTGATGCCAAGAGCGTGTTAATATGATGAATACCATATTTGTGCAAATCGCCAGTTACCGCGATCCTGAATTGGTGCCCACTATTCAAAGTTGCATAGACCATGCCACCAACCCTCAATGTCTGCGGTTTTGTGTGGTGAATCAAGGTCATGATCAAGATGAGTTTTATTCACATCTGGATAAATTTAGATCAGATCATCGATTTCGCGTCATAGACATTCTCCATACACAAAGTCAAGGTGTCTGCTGGGCTCGTGCTATGTGTCAATCACAATACAACAATGAAGACTATACCATGCAAATAGACAGTCACATGCGATTTGCCCAGGGCTGGGATGATTATTTTATACAATGTCTTGCTCAAAGTGGCACGTCACGTCCCTTGCTTTCAGCATATGTGGCCAGCTATGAAGTCACCCAGTCCTCAACTCAGTTTGAGCCACATCCAGGGTATCAAATGGTGCCTAACAGAATCACCGAAGATGGCAGTGTGCACTGTGTGGGCCATGGTTTTCCTCACATGCCCGATCATGAACCAAACAGGCCTGTGCCTGCCAGATTTGTCAGTGGACATTTTTATTTCACTTTGGGTCAGCATTGCGTGGAATGTGCGTATGATCCCGATTTTTATTTTGATGGCGAAGAAACACATCTCACTGTGAACAGTTACACAAGAGGATATGATCTATTTCATCCTTATCAAAACTATGTATGGCACAACTATCGCACCTATCCCAGAACCTTACACTGGGACGATCATGACAACACCACGAAGTCATCACAAGGGCTAACCTGGTGGCAACGAGACATCAGATCCAAAGCCAGATTAAGGAAATATTTAGGCATAGAACAAAATAATGAAGATCTAGGCTTTTATACAATGGGCACAGTACGCACACTGGCACAATACGAGGCCTGGGCAGGCGTGTGTTTTCGCAAACAAGTTCTTCATTATAACACGCTGCAAGGTCTATTACCGCCCAGTGTCACGGATCTCTCAGAGTCATGGCACAGAAATTTTCATCAGTGTTGGCACGACTTTGGACCTTGGTTAGAACAGGCTCGAACAGAAAACCCCATGTCCTATTATGTGGCTGTAGATGATGAGTTTGGTCGCAGCATTTACCACCAGTGGTTTCAGCCACATGATCTTGAATCTTGGGGCACTGGAGGCAAAATCTTCAGTTTCCACTCAGACCAGCAGCCACGGACTTTGGTACTATGGGGTTTACTGGAGGCAGATAAATGGGGCACCAAATTCACCAAAAATTTATAAATACAAAACATGGAAAATTCAGAAATCGTAAACATCATCTTAAATTTTGTACTATTCATATTAATGTTTAGGCTGGGACAATACTCAATGGCACGACATATCAATGGCTCGCAAAATCAAGCACGCACCTCACGTGTACATGTCAACAATAAAATCACTTTAGAAGAAATCAATGGTGTGTTTTATGCTTATTGTGATAATGATTTCATAGCGCAAGGCAAAAACGTTGAAGAACTGTGTGAATCAATAGTGAAAAGATTCCCAGAAAAATTTAAAAACGCCAATGTGGTTTTTGCGTCGCCGGATCATGGACATGCACAAATAAAGATTAAACACACGAGGACACAACTTTGAGTAAAGCAGATTTGATACGTTTATCAGGCTTGATCACAGAAATTTTACCTAATGCCATGTTCAAAGTACAGCTAGAAAACAATCACATGGTCACTGCTTATTTGGGTGGAAAATTGCGCAAAAATGAAATAAACATCACCACTGGAGATTCAGTAGAATTGGAACTCAGCCCCTATGATTTGACTCGTGGTCGAGTGGTTTACAGACAAAGACACCATGGCTGAAATCAGACATCTCATTGATTTAATCGAAGCCAAAAGTTCTAAAAAACTAACATTGGAGGATTTGCCTTATGGTATGTCAGCATTGGCACCAGTGATTTCTCAGCGCAATCTCACCAATCACTACGACAAATTGGCGCGTGGTTATGTGGATCGTTACAATCGTGGTGAAGGTGACCTCACCTTCAATGAAGCCGGTGCAGAACTACACAACTTGTTTTTTGCCCAATTAAGAGCACCGCGGTCACCCAATAATCCCACAGGAAGCATAGCAGAACTAATAAAGAGAAAATTTGGCAATTTTTCTGGATTCAAGTCAGAGATTCTCAAAACAGCCATGAGTCTGCAAGGCAGTCATTGGATTTATCTCAGTCGCAATGGCGAGATAAAAACCATAAAAAATCATGCTCGTAGGAATGACATAAAATTGCTAATTGATTGGTGGGAGCATGCATGGTATCTAGATTATGGTGCTGATAAAAAACGCTATCTTGATAATTTTTGGCGTGTGGTTAATTGGTCGGTGATCAGCAGTAGATAAACTCAACATGGCCAGTAATTTAATTACTCCGCCAGATCATATTGTCAGTGGTAACAGCTTGATGATAATCAATGCCAAGACCACTGCATTAGACACAGTGGTGTTATGGTTACGCACAGTGACAGATGAATACGATTTACACCTGTATCACTCGCAGATGACCCAACAAGATGCCTGGGCAGTCAAAGTGGCACACTCTGTGACAAAAATTCTAGTCTGCAGATCATTGGCTAAATATCATTGCGTGAAATTACAACAGGCACTAGATACCAGAACTCAGTCAATAGTGGACTATGGACCAAACACAGTATATCCTGAATTAATACATTATTTCTTGAAAAACCGTCAAATCCATTGACACATTTCCTGTGTTCCTGTATAAATAAGTCTGTGAAGTGCTCAATTGAGGCTTTACGCAATCTTGCTTAATAAAGGAGAACATATGAGCAAAGTCATCGGTATCGACCTAGGTACCACTAACAGTTGTGTGGCCATCATCGAAAATGGCCAATCTCGAGTAATTGAAAATTCAGAAGGCGCCAGGACCACTCCCAGTATTGTGGCCTACACTGACGCAGAAGTCTTGGTTGGTGCACCAGCAAAACGACAAGCAGTGACCAATCCCCGAAACACCATCTACGCTGCCAAGCGTTTGATTGGTCGACGTTTTGAAGAACCCACAGTGCAAAAGGACATCAAACTCATGCCTTATGCCATCATCCAAGCAGACAACGGCGATGCTTGGATTGAGGCCAATGGTGAAAAGTTGGCTCCCCCACAGGTGTCAGCAGAAGTATTGCGTAAGATGAAAAAAACAGCAGAAGATCATTTGGGCCATGATGTCACACAAGCTGTGATCACTGTGCCTGCTTACTTCAATGACAGTCAGCGTCAGGCCACCAAAGATGCTGGTCGTATTGCTGGCTTGGAAGTACTCAGGATCATCAATGAACCCACTGCTGCTGCGCTGGCTTATGGTGTGGACAAAGACAGTAAAGTGGATCGTAAGGTAGCAGTATACGATTTGGGTGGTGGAACATTTGACGTGAGTATCATCGAAATCTCCAATGTAGATGGCGATAAACAGATTGAAGTACTCAGTACCAACGGTGACACATTCCTTGGTGGTGAAGATTTTGACCAGCGCTTAATGGATTACTTGATTGATGAATTCAAACGCGAACAAGGCGTCGATCTCAGTCGCGATGTTTTGGCTCTGCAACGACTCAAAGAAGCTGCAGAAAAGGCCAAGATTGAACTCAGCAGCACCAACAGCACCGCAGTGAATTTGCCTTATGTCACTGCTGATGCCAGTGGCCCCAAGCACATGAACATCAATGTCACCCGTGCCAAGCTCGAGGGCCTTGTGGATGAACTGATTACACGCACAGTGGGACCTTGTGAAACAGCCATGCGAGATGCAGGTGTCAAAACATCGGACCTAGACGAAGTAATTCTCGTGGGCGGCATGACTCGCATGCCCAAAGTACTGGAAACTGTGGAACGCTTGTTTGGTCGTGCACCGCGTCGCGACATCAATCCCGATGAAGCAGTGGCAGTGGGGGCTGCTGTGCAGGGAGCAGTGTTGTCTGGTGATCGCAAGGATGTGCTGTTATTGGACGTGACTCCTTTGAGTCTGGGCATTGAGACTTTGGGTGGAGTCATGACCAAACTGATTCACAAAAACACCACTATTCCCACCAAGCACAGTCAGGTCTTTTCCACTGCCGAGCATAATCAGCCGGCTGTGACCATTCGTGTGTTTCAAGGTGAACGTGAATTGGCTCAACACAATAAATTGTTGGGTGAATTTAATCTTGATGGCATTCCGCCTGCGCCTAAAGGCCAACCGCAGATTGAAGTCACATTTGACATCGATGCCAATGGCATCTTGAAAGTTCGTGCCACAGACAAAAACACAGGCAAGGACAATCACATCACCATCAAGGCCAGTTCCGGTCTCAGTGAAGCAGAGATCCAGCAAATGGTTCGAGACGCAGAAGAAAATGCCGAAGCCGATCGGAAAGTCATTGAATTGGTCAATGCTCGCAACAGTGCCGACAGTCAAATTGATTTTGTGAAAAAAGAATTTGATCAGTACCGATCTCAATTGCCAGAAGCCGAAGTGACCAAGATCGAATCGGCCATGACTGCTTTGGAGGAGGCCAAACGCGGCGATGATCCTGAAGTGATTCGAACTCGTGTCACTGAATTGATGCAGTCCACCAATGAACTATTCCGTGTGAAATCAGAGGCCGAACAGGCAGCTGCCTCTGCCACTGCCAGCACTGACTCTGGTGATGCCACCACAGTCAATGCACAAGCAGCTGAAAAATCTGCCGAAACCAAGTGACGATTAAAGGTGTATTGGGAGTGCCATGCACATGGGCTCCCTAAAAAAACTTGCTTATGAAAGGAGAAAAGAAAATGAATACACTGACTTTGAAATCTTTTGACATTCCCACGCTGCACAGGTTCAGTGTGGGTTTAGATGATATGTTTGATGAATTGATGCGCAATGCCTCATCCACTAATTCAAGTAATTATCCGCCTTACAACATCATAAGGTTTGATGAAAATCGATACGCAGTGGAAGTGGCTGTGGCAGGCTTTAAAGAGGAAGAAATAGAAATCACAGTGCACGAGGGATATCTCACTGTGGAAGGCGAAAGCAAGATCAACGTTGGAACACATGTCAATTATCTTCATCATGGAATTGCCCGACGTTCATTTCGTAAGACATGGCCTCTGGGCAATTATGTGGAGGTGACATCTGCCAATATTTCAGATGGAATCCTCACAGTAAATTTAGAAAGAATTATACCTGAGGCCTTGAAGCCAAGACGCATTGTGATTTCAAATCGTAGTTGATATCAATATCAGGCAGTGTGTTCTGCACTGCCTGTCTTACTCAAAAAAGGTATAAAAATGAGCACTCAAACAGCGATTCAAAATCGTGTATTACTAGATGTCAAAGAGCCACCCCGATTTCGTGTGATTTTCCTAAATGATGATGTGACCACGGTGGAATTCGTCATTGAAAGTCTGATAATTATTTTCCATAAAACCAAAGACGAAGCCAGAGACATCACTTTGGAAATTCAAAATCAAGGATCTGCTGTGGTGGCAGTATTGCCTTACGAAATCGCCGAACAAAAGGGCATAGAAGTGAGTGTTTTGGCCAAACGCAATGGATTTCCATTAGTGGTAAAATTAGAACCTGAACAATAGGAAAAAATCATGACAGTTTTTGAAGACCAAGCGCAATTCATGCAGGCCTGTGAACAGACTGTGGGCGTGTTTAACACAGATCAATTCAGACTGTATCTGGGACTGATTGAAGAAGAACACAAAGAACTGAAAGTGGCTGTGAACAATTCAGATCAAGTGCAGACTTTAGATGCACTCATAGACATCATGGTGGTAACAATTGGTGCCATGCACAGCCTGGGAGTGGATATTCATGGAGCGTGGCAAGAAGTCATGCGCAGTAATTTGACAAAGATAGATTCGGAAACCAAAAAGATCACACGCAGAGCTGATGGAAAAGTACTGAAACCTGCCACATGGCAACCACCTGATCTAAAACCCTATGTGAAAAGTTAGATTGGCAAACTAAAAAAATTTCCGTATAAATAAATTAATACGGAAATTTTTAAGATGACATCAAGCTTTGTTAAATACTCTCGCATACTTTTTGAGTCTTTTGAACATAATTCTAGGTCTCATGATATCGCTGTAAAAAAGCATCAGATCTTTGACGAACTCATAAACAATCAACCCAATTCTGTGCAATCGGTGTTGTTTGTGGGTTTTAATCCTGCCATACTCTTGGCCAATAATTTCACTTTATATCAGACTCAGGTTGATGATGATGTGGTGTCATGGCTTCGCGGTCAAGGATTGGACATCACTGTGGTCGATCTCGACACCACAGATCTAAAGTTTGACTCAATCTGGGCCATGGACGAATTTTTCACTTTTGCAGACACCACCACAGAACAACAGCTTATGATCACACAAATTGGTGCAATCTCATCGGGTTCAGTGTTCACCAGCCTTAGAGATTACAAAAATCAACACGCCAGAGATCGAGATTTCAGTGATCCTTGTGAAATTTTTCATGAAACCAAATCCAAGATTTATTTTGAACAGTACAAATATAATAAAGACGATCAAAATTGTTTTCAATCCACTAACTATGTTATCAGTGACGATGAATCTGTGCAAATTGGTCCATTTGTCAGACGCAATATGTTTTTTAAACAGTTGGCCAAGTTTGGTTTTGATTCTGGAGTCAAACACTTCTCTGTGCACAAAAATCTCATGCACAAAAATCTCATAAAGAAAAATTACGAGCACATCATCATTCTGGAATTTTAACGCATGAATATTGCAGTGCCCACTGAAAATTTTGTCAAGGAAATAACCAATAACTTGATCAATACCATGACCACAGAAATCAGACAACAGGTGGTGCATGATGTGGCCACAGCAGTGATGAATTTTGATCTAAGTGCGGAAATCCGAGCTCAGATCAACGGTGCTGTGAGCAGGGCCATTGAACACTACATGGATGTGGACAGTCAGGGTCGAGTCAATCCTTATGTGAACAATCCTGTGACAGGCGCTGTGTTTAATCAATTTGTCAACAGGACCGAACAGTTTTTACAAAGTTTGATACAGCGTGTGAACAATGATATAGTGGCAGATCTTTTCACCAAGTTGAATTCCATCAACATACATGACATGATCATTGAAGAAACCAGACTCACTGTGGAGCGATTGTTGCAAAGATCCACCTGGCAATTTCCACCACGCAGTATTCCAGTGGAAACTTTACAAACAGAGCATATTCGTATTCCTGCCAGCAACTTACTGCCGGGCATGATCACAGGATTTCACAGTGTGGGCATTCAAGATCGGGCCAGTGAGGCCCAACTCACCATCACAGACAGTATCACTGTGGTGGAAAATCGTTTGGTGGCACACAGTTTAGACATTCATGGTGATCTTGCCATCAAAGGCACAGTCAACCCAGAATTCATTCAAGATATAGTGAAAAGAACAATTTCAGATATTCAAACTGCACACAAAGATGGCGTCTATGATCAATATTGTGATCGTGTGATCACCAAACTCACTGATCAAGGTCTAGATGTGAGTCTGGTGAAAATTCATGGTGAATCATTGGTCATAGACCAAACCATGAATCCACGTGTGACCAAAAGTAACTTAAAGCGAGTGGGTTTATTGGAAGAATTACAGGTGTCCGGTGAAACAGTGTTGGATCACACTGTGTATGTGAGTAATAAACGCATGGGTGTGAACACTCTTGAACCGGAACGAGTATTTGACCTTTGGGATCAAGAGGTTCAAGTGATCATGAGCAAGCGTCAGCGTGATGTGGCCATGATAGGCACACTGCGCAATCAGCGAGTGATTTTGAGTAGCAATAATCGTGACAATGTGATCTTAGATCCAGATGGTTCCTGTACAGTGTCAGAATTGCACATAGGCAAGATCACACACAGCAGCAGTGAAACCAGACCCCGAGACCAAAAACCTCAAGGGCACATTGTATGGAACAGTCAACCCAGTCTTGGACATGCCATTGGTTGGGTCAGTCTAGGAGGAGCTCGTTGGGCTCAATTTGGCACGATCCAAGACTGATTTGATTTTTGTTTGCACAACTGTTACACTGTGATTTGTTAAACTTCTCAAATGGCAAATCATGACCATCAAACGCATAGGATTTCCTTGTAAATGGATTGATCGTCCTGATCAAATTGAAGGTATCAAGCCCAAGGATGATTGCCAAAAATACAACAGACGTACCACCACAGTGGCCTGGTTGAATCGGCAAACTCGATCAGCAGCTGAACAGCGACTCTGGGATCTCATGGAAATCAACATCGAGTCCTGTCGTATGTTGGTGGAGCGTGTGGGTGAACTGCCACTGGCTCAGCACATGGTGCGTCTCAGCAGCGACATATTGCCGGTGTTTACTGAGCCAACTTGGCGCTACTATTGGCAACAGTCAGATGTACGAAATCGTGCTGAGTCGTTGTTCCGACAGGTTGGCGATGCTGCTAGACAACTAGATGTACGACTGAGTTTTCATCCTGGACAATTCTGTGTACTGGCCAGTGAAAGCGATGACATTGTGGAGAGATCAATTGAAGAATTCGAATACCACGCGACCATGGCGGCGTGGATGGGTTTCGCTCGCCAATTCCAAGATTACAAGATCAACGTACACATCTCGGGTCGTAGGGGGCCCGATGGCATACGAGCGACCTACAATCGACTCAGCCCAGAAGCTCGCAACTGTATTACAATTGAAAACGAAGAAATAAGCTATGGACTCGATGACTGCCTTCAACTTTGTGATATTATTCCTATTGTTCTTGATATACATCATCATTGGATCCGTGAAGGCGAATATATCTCGCACAGAGATGATCGTGTTAAGAGGGTTATCGATAGTTGGCGCGACCGGCGCCCTGTTTGCCATTATAGTGTTAGCAGGGAAGATATCTTGGTTGACCACTGCGTTCTTACACTTCCCAATCATAAGGTTCTCTTAGAATCCGGACATAAAAAACAAAAACTACGTGCTCATAGTGATTTCTATTGGAACACAGCAGTCAACGATTGGGCACTTACTCACAATGACTGGGCAGACATCATGTGCGAAAGCAAGTCAAAGAATTTAGGAAGTGCTCAACTATATGATCAACTCAAGTCTACTAATTTGTTATAAGCTTGTGATGTGTAAATTCACAAATGAGATTTAATTGCGCTGATGCAGCAGAGCATGTGTCCTATGGTGTTTACCGTCAAATACAAAAGCCACTGATCACATATGATGTAACTATTTACGAGTTCGAGATTTTTTCACAGGCTTGACATCTGCCGAAGGTGGAGTCAAGCTCACATCAGAAGACGTTTTCGCCACGGTGCCTAACAATGGCGTGTCTGGGGCCTTTTTAGCTCTGGATCTGGTCTTGGTCTTGGTCACCGTGGCAGCAGCAGTGCCTGCGGGCTGTTCAGAATTCTTGGCCGACAGCAGAGCTGGCACATCTGTGAGTGATATGCGATTGACATTGTCAACCACATTCACGTTTTTCAGTGGTGCAGGTGTCGGTTCAGTGGATTCCGCAGGCACTTTTGGTTGGTATACAGGATCACTGGGTTTGACTTTGGGTTGTTGAATGTCCAAATAAATGTATCTATAACTCAAATATCCTATGCCCACACAACCCAGTAAAATCAAAATGATGTCCATGTCTTGACCTTTATCATATAAGATATTTATGGCAAAATAATTTGCACAAAAAATAAATAAGATTAAAGGACACATTTATCATGACTCTACAACCCAAAATAGGCGATATTATTGAAATTGAGCAGGGAGATTCCTGTTTTGAAGTGCGTGTCATGGGCATTACCAAAGATGGATATTTGTGTGAACAAGACAACATCCAAGGTGCTATTCTACTAGAGGGAACAGGATTAGATGAAGCTGATGCTACTGACATCGAAGATTTCTTACGCAGTGGTGGACGAGTTGAGCGTGTCCCATTTAAGAATACTAGAAAAGAAAAAGGTGCTGCTTTTAGATTTGGTAGCAAGCACATTGGTGCAGTTGGAGGATCAGGTAAAGGTATGGCGGAAATGGATAATCGTACTGCTGCTGGCGATAGGCGTGAACAACGAGCATATAGTCCAGAAAAATTAAAACAGCGTGAAAAAGAATTACAAGCAGACCTAAAAAAAGTAAGCCCTGAAATGCGTAAAAAATTACGCTTACCAGAACCAAAAGAAGGTGTGGCGGAAGGTCAGGCGGACATTGAAGAGTCCGGGCTACAGTACTATACTGGTGTTAAAAAGCATGGTGCAAAGTATATGAAACTGGCTGCCAAGGCCGGGCGTGAAGGTGCTAGCCAAGAAGAACTAGGCAGACTGCGTGATCGTTATAGCAAGGCAGAAAAGACCGACGAAGGTAGATTTGGTCGTGATAGAGATCCATTTTATGGTGGTGATGACTTTCGTAATCGAGAGCGTAATGTAGGAGTAGAAAATGAAAGAAATAACTATCAAGTAGTGGTAAATGGAAAACTTTGGAAAGTTTTCGCTGATAGACAGCAAGCCATGAATATAGCTAGAAGTTTAAAAATGAAAGGTAAGGATGTAGAAGTTTTCCCTACTGGAGCCCCTCCATCACAAAGTATGTCGGAAATGGAAGGTCATCAAAAAACTTTTAAAGTCGTGTATTACAGTCCAAAAACTGACAGAAATGTCAGTAAAATAATCAGAGCCAAAAATGAATCCGACATCTGGGACCAATTTAAAGTCAAAGGTATTGATGTTGTTAGTGTAAAAGAGCAAGGTGTGGCGGAAGCCGGAATTGATCCTACCCTAGGGCCGCGTGGTAGGGATCGAGACATGAGAAGAATTGATCCGGGACCAGAAGAAAAATATTATTTTCAAGTGCCTTTTGAACTGAAAACTCTGGCCAAAGACATGGGATTGCGTTGGGATGCGGATAAGAAAAAATGGTTTACCACAAGCATTTTGACTAAAACACAAGCAGAAAAAAAATTCAAGCCATGGAAAGGTGTGGCGGAAGGCTCCGAGCAATATTACGCTATTGTCCATAAAGTAAATAACAAATCACTAAGCACACATCGTGATTTGGAATCAGCTAAAGATGAATGGCGTGGTTTAGATCAAAATCAAAGACAATTTTATAAAGTAGTTACTACTAAAAAAGCGCCAAAAGATTGGTCAATGAAAGAACAAGGTATGGCGGAGGACGCTGATTTAGACCAAGGTTTCGCCCAACCCAACACATTAAAAGAATATTCGTTTGCTGAAAAACAAACTTATATGAATTTCCTAGCGGCAAAGGCTAAAAAATACGGTGTTCAATCTTTGAAACCTGAAGAACGTGCTGAATTAATGGCCTATCTGCAAGCTCAAAAAATGACTAAAGAACAGCAAGGTGTGGCGGAAGATGATTTAGACGAGGATTGGCGCAAGAAATTAGCCGCTGCGGGCATGGCCGGCATGATGGGTCTCAGCGGTGCAGCTGGTGCAGCAGATCGTGTACCGGATACTGCCAAAGAGCCTATCATAGCTACTGTAGTCATCGACGGTGAAGCGAGGCGATTAGATCTCACTCCTAAAGGATTTGATGATGTCAAAGAAGCAGAAAGATTTTTAAAAAAATTCTTGGCGGATCGAGGTATAAAAGATTGGCAGGCCAAGATAGAACGCAGTAAACCGGGCACAGGCAAGTATGAAAGATTGTCTATCTCAGGAATGGGAGGTTTAGAAAGCATACAAAGTCGGCAAGGTGTGGCGGAAGGCTCATTGAACGAATTAAGTACTGGTACACTGAAGAGTTATAGAGAAAAATCCAATCGTGAAGTCAATGCCTTTAAAGAAAAAGAAAAATCAGATCAACTGTCAGACAAAGATTTTTTTAAAAAGCAAGATAGACTGATGGGTATTACAGGAGCCTCAAAAAGAATTGACAAACGAGGTATAACAGGTGTCGGAGAAGATTCACTTAATGAATTATTTGAACCACAAACAGAATACTATGAGTTGTCAAATGGTGATATCATACAAGCTTCGTATAGACCTATGCCAAATCAAACTGCCATGCCCGGCACAGTCAAAATAAAGCACGTTGATCCTGCCTTAATGCCCAAAGGATCTAGTTTTGATAGTACTGGTAGCATACAACGATGGGACAAGGCTCCTGATGGAGTAAAACAGGAAATAGAAAAATTTGTGGGACAAGCAAATAAAGTTTCACATGTGACCGAAGCCGAATATCAAGGTCGTAAAGTGCCCTTGGGCAAGAAAATGGCAGGAGATGTCAAAAAATCCAAAGTCTATGTTCGTAAACCAAATGGCAAAGTGGTCAAAGTAAATTTTGGTGACAAGAACATGACAATCAAAAAGTCCAATCCAGCTAGACGCAAGAGTTTTCGTGCTCGTCATAACTGTGCAAACCCGGGACCTCGTTGGAAGGCCCGATATTGGTCATGCAGGTCATGGTAAATGAGACTATACGAATTATTTGAAGCTGGCTTGACCTATCGTGGCTACGCCTGTACTCAGGACTGCTCGGGACATCAAGCCGGTCATGACTGGGCCATGCGATACGATGTGGGTTCAGACAATTGTCCTTACAGCAACAACAGTTTTTGGGAAGGCTGTGTCAGCAAAGATGAACCGGGATCTGACCAAACAGAATCCGTTGTAAAAGAAAAATGGACCAACAAGTATAAAAATAACATAGACTGCTCACGTCCCCAAGGGTTCAGCCAGCGAGCTCATTGTCAGGACAGGAAAAAAAATCACATGTCCGGCAAGTCCAGCAAATAGTTAGTCACCGCAGTGTGTGGTTCACACACAACAGTGTTGTTGTTTTTAAGCCACAGGTTGACCAAAAACCAAAATAAGCATACAATACACACATGATGAATCATATCACAAGGAGCGCATGATGTACGTGGTTTTTCATACCAGCAATCCGCACTTAGACAAACGCTATTTTAAAACTCTGGCAGGTGCCAAACGCAGTGCCACCTGTGCTAATCGCAACGCAGGCAAATTTGTGTACAATTTTGTAGAAAAATCCTGGTTTGATCTCAAGTACCCTGTGGGAACCAAAATTGTCACAAATTTGATCACAGGCGAGAAAATTGAAATTGCCTGTGACACTCCCAGATGTTGTGATCCCAGCTCAGAGCTTTACTGGAGCATGTGATTGCTGGCAATGTTTTTGATCAAACACACTTGACACAAGACTGTGAAACACACACAATACACACATGAGCAAAACACGTGACCAATCTTACGTTTTGGTTCTGGCTGTGCCAGCCAGAAACCATCGTGCTCATTTGAGCCTTTTTGCCCCGCACAGTCCGTTTCGTGCCCGAACTGTGGAAAATAAACGGCAATATTCCAGGCACGAAAAACACCGTAACAAACTTACCGGAGATTAGCATGCCTAAATATGAAGTGACTTTCAGTATTGGTCATCGTGGCCAATCAGGCACAGGTGCTTTCATTGGAGAAAGTACCTTGCAACATCAGAAAATCACAGTGGAGGCCACTGGAGCTACCACTGCTCAACGTCTGGTGGAAAACATGTTTCGTGGACCCGAACACTGCATGGTGGGCACGGTCTGGGAATCTCGTTGATTAGTCGATAACTCAGGAGCGAAAAAATGTCTCAAGACTCAAAACTGTTCACCTGTGCTGGTGTGAGCCTGGGCAAAACCGGCTATAAAGTCAGGTTTGCCAACTCCATGTCTCGTGTCAAAGTCATGCAAAAAACTGGCAACAGTGATGTGGTATTGCTGGAACTGCCGCAGGCCATGAGTAAATCTCAGGCCGTTGAATTTCTCAAAACCACCGACTTAATGAACCATGGAGATCATGCCAAGGCCATCTTGGAAGCAGATGTTAAACACACGGTATGCGAACCTAAGAGTAAGGTCAGGATCAAGGACAGTCACAGCAGAGCAGTGATCAAGGCAGTCAAGCCCAGGCCCGACACACATTCTGTGTGTGCAGACAAACCTCAAAAATCACGGAAAAAAACTGGGCCCAGCATCGAAGAGATTCGCAGCAGAATCAAAAAAACTGCACACAGTGATATGCCTGCCGACATGCTCAGTGCAGCCATCGCTGCTTTGGTGAATGTGGGACAATCCGAGTTTGAGCAGGACTGATTAAAATTGTTGTAAATAAAAAGACATCAATTACTGATGTCTTTTTTTAATAAAAAGGTCATAAAAAAATGTATGAAAATTTATCTGATTTAGGTTATTCTCCCAGTTATAGAACTGCCCAAGAGATCAATCAGGCCATGGCCAGAGTGTACAATCACATGTTTTTGGCAGTGGCCATGAGCATGATTGTGAGTCTGGCCATGGCCTCAAGCACTGCGGCCATGGCCATTTTCTTTGGTCCCATTACCAAATGGATCACAATTTTCGCCCCCTTGGCTTTTGTGTTTGCACTGCCTTGGGCCATCAATTCCAGTGTAAATCGCTTGGGAGCTCAGCTGATCTTGCTGGCTTTCGCTGCTGTCATGGGCTTGAGCATGAGTGCTTTGATGAGTTTGTTCACTGGTGCCAGTGTATTCACGGCGTTTCTTGGTGCTGCGGTGTTGTTTGGCAGCATGAGTCTATATGGTTATTTCACTGGTCGTGATCTGCATCATTGGGGCAAATATTTGTTTTTTGCAGTCTTGGCCATTGTGATTGTCAGTGTGATCAATGTGTTCATAGGCAGCAGTGTGATGCAGATGGTGATTTCCGCTGTGGCCATAGTGTTGTTCATGGCCTTGACTGCTTATGACACTCAGCAGATCAGACAAACGCTCTGCAGAGCAGATGAAAATCACCGAGCCGAAGTCATGGGAGCCTTGAGTTTATATTTGAATTTTATAAATATATTCACCAGTCTACTGCATCTCACTGGAGATCGCGAATGAAAACATTGAGAGAGTATATTACATACGAAAAGTTATAAAATGAGAAAGCATTATTGGAGTTGCAGCAGTTTTGCTGATTGGTTACGTGGATCAGAAAAGCCCACTGCCGAAACAAGTTTAAGCTGGGCACGTTGGCATAAGGCCAGCAAAGACAAATATCCTGTAAGATATTGGATTGCCGAGGAAGGTTTAGACTACATACAAAATTTTTTATGGTGGCCTGTAGATCGTGTGTATGACGTTAAGTATTACGTTAATAATCGTTGGGTCACTGCAACGCACTGTCTAACTGCTCACCCACGAGATATTCCACGGGGACAATGGCGTGATGTTGGTAATCGTTTTTTACCTTGTCTTTTCAATGAACTCGTTGATTTTGTAGAAGTTGAGTCTGCTTGGCTACATATAGCATGGATGAAAAAAGAAGAAAGGGCCAAATATAATCCTCCATTTTGGGCCACTGGTTGGTTTCGTTGGCGTACTTGGCGTAGCACTGAAGCAGGTATTGATCATTTAAAGTGGGCTATGAGCCTTGTTTGGGAGAAAAATGAATGTGAACCAGGTAGTGAAAATATTGGCAAACCTACGCCGCAAGCCATCAATGCCAAAGAAATCTACGAACTATATACCTGGTGGAAAGAAGTTTATCCCCAGCGTCAAGATCCACATGAAGCTAGTGGTTGGAGTGCTCACTGTAAATTGGGTAGAGAGAAGGCCAGAGCACAAGGTTTTGATGATCTGGCATTTTTGGGTAACGAAAGCGAGACTGAAGATGAACGTGCAGAAACTATGAAAATTTTGGATCTTTGCCAAAAGATTGAGCAAGAGCAAAAAAACGAAGATACCGAAATGATGTGTCGTTTAATTAAAATAAGGGATAGTCTATGGACATGAAACATGTTTTATTTGGATTTTGTCTCACAGTGTGCCAGCCTATGCATGCCCAGACCGATTGGGCCACTGTTGAACAACAGTTAAAAACCAATCGAGCCAATTGGGAAGAAGCCAATCAATGGAATGAACGCCAAAGTCGAAAATTATCTGACAATGTCAGGCGTGTGCAACATGAGGCCACATGGGACGTGGCCACGGTGGTCAGTCGTCAACCCAGGTTTGCCACTCAGTGGCAACAGATTTGTACTCAAGTTCCTGTGGAGCGAAGAAGTCCCATGGGAGGAGTGGTGGGAGGGGTCATAGGTGCTGTGATTGGAAACCAAATCGGCGACGGTCGAGGTCGTGATGTGGCCACTGCTGCCGGAGCAGTGATTGGCCACCAACTGGGCAGTGCTCAAGACACACAAGTGGAAATACAGACCAGATGCCAACAGCAACCTGTGCAGATACCACAAGGCGAGATAGTGACTTTTGATTATCGTGGACGTAGATTCACTCAAGTGTTTCCATGATAGATGCTGTGGATTTAATTAGACTTTCATGGTGTTGATTTGGATGGCTGGTGTTTTTTTTGATATCATGTGCAGACGTTAAAGGACATTGATATGATTGATATCTTACTATGAATTGCCATAGAGGCTTTCATAGGTTGGAATTTTCCACGACCCGAATTTGTTAAAATTCTACAATCACGTGCGATATTTTTGTTTTTAAGGAAAGAGACATGACTAAAATTTTAATCACTGTGTGCATTTCAATCATGATCACTGGGTGTGCTACCACAGCACAAACCAGCTTTGTCACAGGTGCAGTGGTGGGAGCAGTGGCCACTCAACAATTGAGACCTCCTGTGCTGGTGTCAAGGCCTCTGTTGTGCATGACTCATTATCACAGAGATTGGCGCGGATTTGTCTATCCCAGAACAGTTTGCAGGTAATTTTTTTATTTGTTTATGTCGAGGATAAATAAAAACATATTATCTCTGAGCATATTTTATGGCCAAACAATTCATAGTTAGATTGAAAAAAACAGACGGCACCATAGTGGCTAATTCACAGATCATAACTGTGAACGGTATAGGCACAGGTCCAATTTTGGCCAGTGATTTCACTGATGGTGTGTTGACAGGCTCTGTGAGTACTAGTAATCGCAGCGGCAGTTTTACCAAAACCATAGCAGCGCCCACCACAAGCACCACCACGAGCACCACCACAAGCACCACAACACAAGCAGGCACCACCACAAGCACCACAACACAAGCAGGTACCACCACAAGCACCACAACACAAGCAGGCACCACCACAAGCACCACAACACAAGCAGGCACCACCACAAGCACCACAACACAAGCTACTGGGTTCTTCTATACCAAGTCAACATTTACAGCTACGGCAAACCAAAACCAGTTTAATGTGCCGCGAGCAGCAGGGTATATTTTGGGACAATGTTTGGTATTCCAGAATGGAATATTATTGGATACTACAGAATATACAGATTCTGCGGGTACTGTAACACTTACACGAGGCGCCACTTCGGACGACATAATATCAATAATGTCATTTAGGAGCACAAGCTATGGTAGCACAACAATCTCATTCAATAGAGTCTCTGACAACTTGACAAACGCTACTACTCATACAGTAACAACAGGTTTAACTTTAGAAAGTGGACGAGAATTGTTGTTTATCAATGGCACTGTAATCAGTGATCAAGCATATAAAATCACTAACCAAGTAATAAGTGATTTCCCAAATCCATTAACTGGTAAATTAACAATTATACACTGGGTATCAGACAAGCCAGTAAATACTACAGCAAGCACACTGGTTGGGACAAGTCAATATCAGATAAATTTTGGTGATGTAAATAAATTTAATTTATATAATAATGGAGCATTATTAATGGCTGTAAATGATTATACAACAACAGGGGGCACTTCGTATACTTTAACGAGTAGTCCAAATACTACTACGAATCACTTATTACAACAAATATTCACAACAAGGACAGGTGCAGCATGACACAAGCATATAATCTTTCACAATTAGCAAATAAGGTAGATGCCAACGGTAAACTTGATATCACTACTGGTACATATTATAGTGGAACAAATAGCGGCAAATTTCTCAAAGCCGGCCTAAACGGCGCGATTGAATGGGCTGATGTTGGCAGTGGCGGAGGAGGTAGCGGAGGCTCAGCTGGTGATGGTCACGCATTCTTTACCCAAGGATCAGGCAATTGGGTTGTACCCGCAGGAGTCAAAAATGTAAAAATAATTGTCATTGGTGGTGGGGGTGGTGGTCACTACAAATTTGTCCCGCCGGAAAGTGATGCAACAGCCGGCCGCCACGTTTACGGGAGGGGCGGGTATGGCGGTTGTACGATTGGAATTTTTCCGGTTACTGCCAGTCAAACATACGCATATACTGTGGGTGCCGGCGGCAACGGCGGCCAGAGCGAACATCCACAAGTCGAAGGTACGGCTGGCACGACAAGCAGTATAAGTTTCGGTGGCAACCCCATTATTAGTGGAACTGGCGGAGGAACAAGAACAATTGCTCAAATGCACGCAAACGAAACCATACCTGGTACAGATGGAATAGGTTCGGGGGGTAATTTATTTATTGGCCGATACACAGGTCAGTATATATGGGGCAACCAATTTAATGAAACTACGCAGGGTGGACCTTGGATTCTGGCACAAAGTTTGATGCCAGGGGCAGCTGGTGTAGGGTACAAAGGCGGGGTTGGCGGTCTTATTTTGATTGAATATCTCTAATGATAAAATTTACATATGCTCAAGTGTGAGCAAACTAATAATTAAA